TAAAATAGATTCTTTAGTTAAGAGAATGATTCCTTTTGCAGATCAAATACAATTGGTTCATTTAAAACTACAACAAGTAGTCTCTAAAATGATTCCAGATGGTGTTTTTATTGATGCTGACGGGTTAAATAGTGTTGACCTTGGGAACGGAGCTTCTTATAATCCTTCTGAAGCCCTATCTATGTATTTTCAAACAGGTAGTGTTATTGGTAGAAGTTATACTGAAGATGGAGAGTTTAATAATGCAAGGGTACCAATACAAGAATTAACAAGCAGTGGGTCAAACGCAAAAATATCCAGCTTAATTAATATGTATAATTACCAGCTAGGAATGATTAGAGCTGCTACGGGTATAAACGAAGCTAGAGACGGAAGTTCTCCAGATAAATACTCTTTAGTCGGTGTTCAAAAATTAGCGGCGTTAAACAGCAATACAGCTACAAGGCATGTCGTGCAATCAGGTATAAATATTACAAAAAATTTATGCACAGCATTGTCGTATAGAATATCTGATATATTAGAATACTCTTCTTTTAGTGATGATTTTGCTAAAATGATTGGTAAAAATAATTTTGAAATTATAAAAGAAATAAAGAATTTACATTTACATGATTTTGGCGTGTTTATTGAATTAGAGCCTGATGAAGAAGAAAAGTCTTTACTGGAGCAGAATATACAATTAGCATTACAGTCGGGTAAAATAGAATTAGATGATATTATAGATATCAGAATGGTTAAAAATCTGCAATTAGCTAATATGCTTTTAAAAGTTAGAAAGGCAAGAAAACAAGAAAATGATTTAGCTTTAGAAGAAAAAAGAACCAAAATGCAGTCAGATGCAAATACTCAATCTGCTCAAGCTGCTGCTCAAGCTAGAACTCAAGAAAACACTGTTAAGAGTAAGTCAGAGGCTCAATTACTTCAGATGACTAATCAGATGGATTTACAAAAACTAGAGGTTAAAGCTAAGTTAGAAAAAGAATTAGAGGCTATGAAGTTTCAGCACGCTATGGAATTAAAAAAGCTAGAGATTGAAGGTTTTGCTAGCAGAGACGGTAATAAAGAAGATAGAAAAGATAAAAGAACAGAGAAACAGGCGTCACAACAAAGCAGAATGATTAGTCAAAGAAAAAAAGACTTACCTCCAACAGATTTTGAAGGAGAGAATCAACAGCAAGTACAAGGGCCTCCAATGGGAGAAATGCCTCCAATGGGAGGGCAAATGCCACAACAAGCGCCACAAGATCCAATGCAGGGAATGATGGAAAAGATGAACCAACAAAACATGTTGTAATTTATCTTACTTTTGTAAAGTAAAATATAATTTAATTAAATATGAGTGATGAAACAATAAAGGTAGACCTTGCCCAAAAGGGTGACTCTGCTAATAAAGACCAATCTAGTGATGTAGATTTTAAAGTAGATTTATCTAAACCTCCAGAAGCTGAAGAAACTTCAAAGGATGAGAGTAAACCAAAAACTGAAGAAACATCAAAAGAGGGTGATGAACCAAAGGTAGAAACTAAATCAAAAGATGAAGAAAAGCCAGAAGTTCAAGATAAAAAACAAACTAAAGAGGAAATATTAAGCGCGTATTTGACAGATAAATATGAGTTAGATATTAATTCTTTAGAAGACGTTCTTTCAAATAAGGATAAAAAACAAGTTAATAAACTTCCTGAAGAGATTGAAAAGTATCTAGAATATAAGAAAGATACTAATAGAGGGTTAAAAGATTACATGAAGCTACAACAAGATTTTGATGAAGCTAATCAAAGTGATCTTCTTGTTCAGTATTATAAAGAAACAAATCCAGGTCTCAATGATGAGGATGTGTCTTTTTTAATAGAACAAAAGTTTGAATATAAAGAATCTATTCATACAGACTCTGAAAAGAAGGTTAAAGAACTTGAAAAGAAAAAAGAATTATTTAAAGCTAAACAGTATTTTAATGATTTAAAGGAAAAATACAAGTCTCCGCTTGAGTCAAGCAATGAGAATGTACCTGATGAATATAAAGAGGCGTTTAGTAATTATAATAAGTACCAAGAAGAATCTAAAAAAAACAAAGAGATTCAAGATAATCAACGTGCTGTCTTTGACGAAAAAACAAGAAAACTATTCAATGACGATTTCAAAGGTTTTGAATTCAATGTAGGAGAAAAAAGTCTTGTTTATCAACCTAAAGACTCTAAAGATGTTATGGAGAAAAACAGTAACCTTAACAATTTTATTTCAAAACACATTGATGATAAAGGCTCTTTGAAAAGTGCTGCTGATTACCATAGAGCTATGGATATAGCTATGAATCCTGAAAAGTATGCAAAATTCTTTTACGACCAAGGTAAATCTGACGCCGTAAATGAAGTTGTCAAAGACGGGAAGAATATTAATATGGACGTTAGAAGCAAGGTTGATTCTTCGACAACAGGAACTAAATTCAAGGTCTTACAAGACTCTGGAAATTTTAGTTCTGGATTAAAAATCAAAAAACGTTAAATTATTTAAAAAACTAAAAAATGGCACAAACTATAACATTTGGAGGAAACGGAGCCTTAGGAGGTTCTACTTCTCTTACGCCAGCACCATCTAAGGGGTTACAAAACTCAAACTACCTTAGCAATGCTGACTATACTTTCGCACAACAATTCATGCCTGACTTGTATGAGAAAGAATTTGAAAAATACGGAAACAGATCTATCGCTTCTTTTTTAAGAATGGTAGGAGCTGAACTTCCATCTAGTTCTGATTTAATCAAATGGACTGAGCAAGGAAGATTACACGTACAAGGATCAGGAACAGTTACTGATGGAAACACTTTAGCAGTTACAGGACACAACTTTAGAACAAATCAAACGATTATCGTATCTAATGCTGCTGGATCAGTACAAGTAAAAGCTTTAGTTACAGACGCAAGTGCAGCTGACTCTGTTGAGGTAGCACCTTATTCATTAGCTGATATGGTGACAGGTACAGGGTCTTTTTCTGCAAATGACGCTGTAAAAATCTTTGTATTCGGTTCTGAATTTAAAAAAGGAACTAACGGAATGGTTGGATCTTTGCAAGCTGATTTTGAAGCTAAAGAAAACAACCCTATCATCATCAAAGACAAGTATGAAGTTAGTGGTTCTGAATTAGCACACGTTGGATGGGTAGAAGTAACTACTGAAAACGGAGCTTCTGGATACTTATGGTATTTAAAATCTGAGCACGAAACAAGATTAAGATTCGAAGACTACCTTGAAACTTCAATGGTAGAAGGAGAACCAGCTGCTGCTGGATCTGCTGCTTTAGCTGCAGGTTACAAAGGTACAAAAGGTCTTTTCTATGAAATCGAAAATGGAGGAAACACTTCTTCAGGAGATATCACAGACAGAGATGACCTTGAGGCTTTTGCTAAAGTTCTTGATAAAGAAGGTGCAATTCAAGAAAATGTACTTTTCGTAAACAGAGATACTTCTTTCAAAATTGATAGAGTATTAGCTGATCAAAATAACTCTGGAGCTTCTACAAGTTCTTATGGTTTATTTGACAACGACGAGGATATGGCTTTAAATCTAGGATTTACTGGATTTAGAATTGGATATGACTTTTATAAGTCTGACTGGAAATACTTAAACGATGCTACTACAAGAGGTAACATTGGTGGTATTGACGGAATCATGGTTCCTGCTGGGACAACTACTATCTATGACCAGGTATTAGGACAAAACGCTAAACGACCATTCTTACATGTTCGTTACCGTCAGTCTGCTACTGAGGACAGAAAGTATAAGTCTTGGGTAACTGGATCTGCTGGTGGAGCATCTACTACAGATAAAGATAACATGGAAGTACATTTCTTATCAGAAAGAGCACTTTGTGTTATGGGAGCAAACAATTTCATATTGATGCAATAATACCTTTAAAGAGGGTGTCTTATGGATGCCCTCTTTTTTTTAATTTAATTTAATTTTTAATATAATGGCAACAAAAACTACTAAAAAAGGCTATTCTGGTCTTTTCCCTAATATGCAACCAAAAACTAGGGTTTTCATTTTAACAAGCAATAGAACACCAATAAGACATATGATCGCTGTAAAACACACGGCATCAAAACCACTTACATTTAATGATAGTGGATTAAACAGAGCTTTGAGATGGGCCACGAATCAAGTTACTCCTTTTGTTGATGAACAAGATGGATTAGCTACATTACAGCCAATAATTTTTCAAGATGGTAAATTAGTTGTTGATTCATCACAAATGAATTTACAAAAGTTTTTAATGATACATCCTGCGTTTGGTGTTAAATTCGAAGAGTTTGACAAAGAAAAAGACGCAAGCGAACAAGTTGAAACAATGGCTAGTAAGTTAGATGCTCAAATAGCAGCTAAAGATTTAGATATTAATGACCTAGAAGCAATCGCAAGAGTTGTTTTAAAAGGTAAAAGCAATATATCTTTAATGACCTCATCAGAATTAAAAAGAGATATGATAATCTGGGCGGGAAATAATCCAGAAGAATTCATGGATCTTTTAAATGATGAAAATTTAAAACTTCGAAACCTTGCAGTTAGAGCTGTAGAGATGGGTATACTTCATGTTAAATCTGACAACAGAACAGTTGTATGGGGAGACAAGAAAAGCCAAAAAGTTATAGTTGTTCCTTACGGAGAAAACGTATATAGTGGATTAGCTTTGTTTTTCAAAACAGATGAAGGCTTGGATGTTTTACAAAAAATCACAAATAGTTTATAAAACTAACCAATTACTGTTAAAGGAGAGAAGGAGGTTGCAATTTGCGACCTCTTTTTTTTTGTACTTTTGTAAAAAATATATCCCATGATTAACAGTGTAAGAAACACAGTCTTATTTTTATTAAATAAAGACAATAGAGGGTACATTGCTCCTTTAGAGTATAATTATTTTGCAAAGCAAGCTCAATTAGAAATATTTGAACAGTATTTTTCTGATTATTCAAAAGCAGTACAACTACAAAACTCTAGAAAAAAAGCAATAGGGCATGGAGATACCGTGTCTCAAATTCAAAACAAAATTGACATATTTACGGTCAGCTCAATTTTAAATTACAATGATATTAACTCTCCTTCTGTTGGAGGTGTAAATGACTATTTTATTCTTCCATCTAATCTTTATAAACTTATAAACGTTACGTATAAAGGAAAAATTGCTCAAGGAGTTCCTACTTCTAAATTTGATATGTTAAATAGTAGCAACCTTACAGCTCCTTCTATAACTTATCCTATCTATAAAAGAAATGGTTCAAATATTTTTGTGAGACCTCTGAGTATTAATTATACAGCTCAAACCCCACAAGGTACAGAGCCGCCGTTAATTTGTAATTACGTAAGAAAACCTATAGATCCTGTTTGGGGATACAACACAATAAACAGCGATCCTGTATATAACTCAGATTCTTCAACTAATTTTGAAATACCTTCTTCAGACGAAGCGTCTCTTGTAATAAAAATATGTAAATTAGCGGGACTAAGCATCAGAGAAAACGATGTTGTACAAGCTACAAACGCTATGGAGGGTATG